TTCCGGTCGATGCGAAAATCATCGTTGTCGAGTGCGTCGGCGCTGGCGGCGGCGGCGGCTCCGGACGGAGAGTCGGAACGGCGGCAACTGCCGGGGGCGGCTCCGGCGGAAACGGCGGCGGAATCGACCGAGTCGTTTTGGCCGGAGAGGAAGTTTCCGGAACGGTTACGGTCACGATCGGCGCTGGTGGAACTGGTGGCGCGGCTCGATCAAGCGATAGCGATGGTCAAAGCGGCGGAAACGGCGGCATCTCTCGTTTTGGGCCTCTCTACTTTTGGGGTCAATCGAGCGGATTTGGCGGGACCACCAGTTCGTCGGGCTCAGTGCTTCCACGCGGCCGCGTTTTTTCATCCACTAGCGCGACCAGTCAGTTGGGTATGTCTGCCGGTCGCGGAACGACCGCCGGAATAGCGGGCGCGAAGGGCCTGGACCAACCCGGCTACATTTGCGGCGCTGGAGCGTCAGGTGGCGCGATTACGGCATCAACGAGTCTCGCTGGCGCGGCTGGCGGCAAACTGGAAACCGTTCCGACGGATGCCTGGAGTGCCGGATCAACAAACGTCGCGACTGGCGGCGGCGGCGCTGCTGGAACTGCTGGCGGCGGAAACGCTTCGGCTGGCGGCTCTCGCGGAAACGGCGGCGGCGGCGGCGGCGGAAACTATCTCGGCGCTGGCGGCAACGGCGGCGCTGGCGGAGTTCCGGGCGGCGGCGGCGGCGGCGGCGGCGCTGGCATCACAACCTCGGGCGCTGGCGGCGAAGGCGGCCGAGCAGAGATCAAGATTTGGATTTACGGATGAACGTCTGGCTCGAATACCGAACAGACGACGGTCTGATCGTGAACGCGATCGAATACAACGGCCGCGACGATTACACGCCGCCGGACGGTCTCGATCTGATCGAGCGCGGCGACTCCGAAGCCTGGATCGGCTGGACGTTCGACGGCGAGTCATTCATTCCGCCGGAGACAGACGAAAACACTTTGGACGAATAGATCCGTCTCGATACGCGGACGATTCGTCTCACTCTGACGAAACGAGGAAACGATGCCGACAACTCCGTCTCACGATCTGCCATATCCGGAAGCGAGCGATCCGGCTGACGTTCCGGCCGATATTGCGGCGCTCGCCGAAGCCGTTGACGCGAAACTCGACGACGTCGACGCGTCTCAGATAACCGGCGCGACTTCCGGCCAGGTTCTAGTCGCTGACGGCTCCGGCGTAGTCACTCCGCGCACTGTCTCCGGCGATCTGACGCTCTCTAACACTGGAGACGCACAGATCGGCTCTGGAGCCGTCGGAACGACTGAGATCGCTTCCAGTGCCGTCACAACGGCCAAGATCGACACTGGAGCCGTTACGGAGACGAAGATCGGCTCTGCCGCCGTCACTTCATCGAAGATCGGAACCGGAGCGGTCGGCTCGACTGCTATCGCTTCGACGGCCGTGACCGCTGGCAAGATCGCCGCGTCCGCTGTCACGGCAACGGAGATCGCATCGAACGCCGTCACTGACGCGAAGATCAACGCGTCCGCCGTTACCGAAGCGAAGATCAACAACGGAGCCGTGACGGAGTCAAAGATCGGATCGTCTGCCGTTACTTCCGGCAAGATCGCCGACGATGCCGTGACGTCTTCGAAACTGGATCTCTCAGTGTCGACCGACTCGACGAACACGACGACGACGGCATCGAGCGCGGACGTCAACGTCGGCGGACTGTCGCTCTCACTGGTGGCCGGGGTTTATCTGATCGTCGCGCAAGTCAACGCGACTTTTACGGACTCCGACTCCTGCTATTTCTGGATCTACAATCAGACAGACGCGGCCGAACTCAGTCCGCCGATGCTGGTCGGACGTGATGCGAGCGTTATCGCGAGTCGATCCGTGACAATGGTCGCCGTCGCCACACTCGCGGCGACGAAGACGGTCGGCGTTCGGCTCGGTCCGCGTGGCGGCGCGACGACCGGCGCACAGATTCCCGAAGACAACGCATCGATCACGGCTGTTCGTATCGGCTGATGGCGCGAGCATCTCGCGTCTGCTCGGAACCTGGCTGTCCGGAGTTTGCCGAGCGCGGTTCGAAGTGTCCGACTCACACTCGGCATCGACCAGGACGCGGCTCGACTTGGAAGTGGCGAAAGACTCGCGACCGGATACTGAGACGCGATGGTTATCGATGCGTCGCAATCCTGGAGAACGGCGACCGTTGTCGAGAGCGCGATCGACTCCACGTCGACCACGTCATCCCGGTCGCTCTCGGCGGATCTGACGAACCGGAGAATCTCCGCGTTCTATGCGAGCGGCACAATCTCGCGAAGGGATCGAAGCCGGAATCGAAGTGAATATCGACCAGGTCCGCAACGGACCGGAACGGAGATCGCAATGATCGGATCGACTGACAGTGGCACCCCCGGCGGGCGACCCCCATCGGGAAGGAACAGACACCGCCGCCCCAAGGAAGAAAAAAATGGCTACGGGTTGGAGCGTATCTGATGCCAGGACCGACCCCAAAGCCGAGCGCGACACGGCAACGCACGAACAAGACTTCGACGGCCGCGAAACTCTCACTCGCGCCGTCCGGCATCAAGCCGCCGACTTTGCCAAAGCGGAAAGACGATCGCGGAAAGTTCGTCAAATGGCATCCCCGGACTGTCGACTGGTGGAAATCCGTCTGGGCGTCGCCGATGGCCGTCGAGTTTCTCGACTCGGACGTTCACGGACTGCTCACGCTCGCCGAACTCGAGGATGAGTTCCACAAGTCGACCGACACGCGGACGCGTCTGGATCTGGTGAAAGAAATCCGGCTCCAGCGGCAAGCGTTCGGACTGACGCCGATCGATCGTCGCCGTCTCCAGTGGGAAGTCGAGCGAGTCAAAGGCGCCGAAGAAAAGACCACGAAGAAACGCGGTCGGCCGAAGAAAGATCCGCGAGAGTATCTTCGCGCCGTCGAATAACCGATGGTCTTCACAGTTCCGGAGCCGGACGAAACTCACTGGCCGACTCTTGGTCCGGCCGTTTGTGACTGGATCGAGACGTTTCTAGTTCACGGTCCAGGAGATATTCGCGGCGAACCGGCGCGGCTCGACGATGAGACTCGCGGTCTGATCTTTCGAATGTATGAAGTTTTTCCGGCCGATCACGAAAGAGCCGGACGGCGTCGCTTCACTCGCGTCGGAATCTCTCTCCGGAAGGGAACCGCGAAGACTGAGAAAGCCGCGTGGATCGCGGCGGCCGAACTCCATCCGGACGCTCCGGTCCGATGCGACGGCTTCGACGCGAACGGAGAGCCGGTCGGCTCCGGCGTCCGAGATCCATACATTCCGCTGGTCGCATACACGGAAGAGCAGACAGAGGAACTCGCCTACGGCGCTCTTTACTCGATCATTTCCGAAGGACCGCTCGCCGATGACTTCGACGTCGGCCTGGAGCGGATTATGCGGAAAAACGGAGAGGGCAAAGCCGAAGCACTGGCATCGAGTCCGTCGGCGCGAGACGGAGCGCGAACAACTTTCCAACACTTCGACGAGACGCATCACTGGCACAGTCGACGGCTTCGCGAAGCACATCGATCGATGCTCGCGAACATTCCGAAACGTATGCTCGCCGACGCGTGGACACTGGAGACGACGACCGCGTTCACTCCTGGCGAACAGTCCGTCGCCGAGGGGACGATGGACTATGCGAAATCGATCGCGTCCGGCGAGTCCGAAGATCCGCGTCTGTTCTACTTCCACAGACAGGCATCCGGAAAACACGATCTCGACAAAGAGAAAGACGTCCGGAAAGCGATCGTCGAAGCGTCCGGTCCGGCGTCGGCCTGGTCGAACGTGGACTCGATCGTCGATCTCTGGCGGAATCCACAAACCGACCGCGCATACTTCGAACGCGTCTGGCTAAATCGGCCGACGCAATCGGCGAGACAGGCTTTCGACGCCGAACGGTTTCTCTCTCTCGCGAAGCCGGAGCGACCGGAGCCTGGAACGCTAATCACTGTCGGATTCGACGGCTCCAGGACGAACGACGCGACCGCGATGATCGGAACGACCGTCGAGACCGGACACCAGTTCGTGATCGGTATCTGGCAACGGCCGCCGAGAGTCGAAGAGTGGGAAGTTCCGCGAGACGAAGTCGACGCCGCGCTCGCCGCGACGATGGAGACTTTCCAAGTTTGGCGAGTGTATGCCGATCCGCCGTATTGGGACGAACTGGTCGACGATTGGGCTGGTCGCTACGGCTCGAAGCGGATCGTCAAATGGTGGACGAACTCATATGTCCGGATGGCACACGCCGTCCGCGTCTACCGGCAAGCGATCGTCAACGGAGAACTCACGTTCGACGGCGATGAAACTTTCGCGGCACACGTCGGGGCCGCACAAAAACACGAAATCAACAAAGTCGACGACGACGGCGTTCCGCTGTTCTACTTAGAAAAAGAGCGGCGCGACTCGCTCGAAAAGATCGACGCCGCCGTCGCCGCCGTTCTCTCCTGGGAAGCGAGAGGCGACGCGAGAGCGGCCGGAGCGAAACCGAAGAGACGCCGAGCGGCGTTTCTGTAAAGGAGACTGATTTGGCGACGCCGGAAGAATGGCGCTATCACTTGGAACTAAAACTGGATGAACAGGCACAGTTCATCCAGATTTTCGAAGACTATTACGCTGGCCGTCATCGGATGGCTTTCGTGACTTCGAAGTTCCGCGAAGCGTTCGGCGATATTTTCGATGCGCTGGTCTCGAACTGGTGCGAGATCGTCGTTGACGCTCCGGTCGAGCGTCTCGCCGTCGACGGCTTTCGGTTCTCCGAAGACCAGGCCGCCGACGAAGCGGCGTGGGAAATCTGGATGGCTAACAAGATGCCGTCTCAGTCGATCATCGCGCATACCGAAGCCGTGAAAAACGGAATGGCGTATGTAATGCTGACGCCGGACGATCCGTATCCGAAACTGACCGTCGAGCATCCGGCGCAAGTCGTCATCGAATACGCGGCCGGTTCCAGGACCGAAAGACTCGCCGCGCTAAAACGCTGGCAGGGTGTCGACGGCCATATCTACGTCAACCTGTTTTTGCCGGACTCGATCCACAAATGGATCTCGAAAGAGCCGACGACTCTCCGTCCGCTCCATTCTCCGCGAAACCGTCTGACGCGTTCTCTGCTCCGGTTCCAGCGATCGAGCGATTGGGAAGTCCGCGAAGAGTCCGGACCGAATCCGCTCGGCCAGGTTCCGATCTGGGAGATCGCAAACCGTCCGACAATGCTCGACGGCGGCCGGTCGGATCTGACGACGGCCATTCCGCTCCAGGACGCGATCAATAAAGAGATCGCGGATATGCTGCTCGCGTCCGAGTTCGCATCGTTTCCGCAGCGGGTCATTATGGGCGTCGAGATTCCGACCGACGCGAACGGCGAGCCGATGACTTCGAACGCGGAGATGAAAGCGGCGATCTCGCGGCTCTGGACGTTCGAAGATCCGGACGTGAAGATCGATGAGTTTCGAGCGGCGGATCTCGCGAACTACACGGGCGCCGTGACGCTACTTCTCCAGCATCTAGCGGCACAGACACGGACGCCGCCGCACTATCTACTCGGACAGATCGTGAACGCGTCTGGAGACGCTCTAAAGGCCGCAGAAACCGGACTGGTTTCCAAAGTCCGGC